CGGCTTCGAACTCTTCGAAGAACTCTTCGAATGCAATTCTTTCTTCTTCGCTTTGTTCGGCAAATTTGTCTTTTCGATTCTGCTTATATTCCGGAGAGATTTCTTTACGGTAAGTAGAAGACCCCCAGTCAGCAGTAATAATAATATTTCTACAATCATATGACTTCGCTAAACTTTTTACTGTGCTCTGATACTCGTATCGAAAATCAGTGCGTCCTTGGTGTTTCCATCGAAATGCGAGATTTAACGCATCGACAATTAGAGTAGAGTTGGTATCATTTACAATCTTATCTGTAAGATTAAACGCCATTTAAAAACTCCACTTTTTCTTGCTCTAACCACTCGTCTGCTACTAGAACATAGCAGTCCAGCCACTCAATTCGTAACCAGTGGTCTGTGTTTTTTGGAAGAATATTAGTAACAACAAATACTGCTGACCGATTGTATTTAAAGAACAACAAAGGCTCCTGGTTACCGCCTTCTGCTTGCTGCTCTAACTTCTTCCACCATTTAATTAAATTATTTGTTCTAGGTGCTGTGAATATTTTGTCTGAAAGAGGAGACTTCTCATAGTTTTTTACCTCAATACAAAAACGATTTTTAGCGTGCGGAACATACAAGTCTCCTTTGAGATATTCAAGAGCACCCGAAGCAGGTACTCTCTCAAACTGGTGTCCCGTGGCTTCGCGCAACATATCTCTTACAAGATACTCACCCCTAGCGCCTTTTGCCCTGCTATCAACCATCCAACTCACTACCCATTAGTATTTCGCCTAGAATTTCGAGTTTTTCGTGATACTCGGCACACTTTGACAGCTCTTCTTCAATCGCTGCCATTATATCCGGATGCTCTCCTATACCCACAGGATTCTGCAGGTAAACCAAGACATTCGCTTTGTGATACTTCACCTTCCCTGTTAGATAGCTCATCATGCTGTCTGCTATTATGTTCCTCATTATACTTCTCCTTGGTCATTTCCCAAATTTGTCTTCGACGGTTGTGTTGCATACGTCTTACGTGTCCCATTATCGCTCCAGTTTGCTTACGTTCCCTGATTTAACTACTTCTACTTTGTCGAGTAATGGGTGTGTCCATCCATGACTAACAACGTAGGTGTTTAAATCTTCTCCAAGTAATACTTCTACTAGCTTTTCTCTTCCGCTCTCATCAAGCACATTAATTACTTCATCAAGAAACAATATATTGATTCTTGACTTTGAGATGCTACTCATCAGTTTTCGTATCGCGATGAGTGTTGCAGTGTTGACTCTTGCCAACTCTCCACTTGAGAGAGCAAGAATATCCACAATATTACCATTATCAGTGATTTGAACATTGAGCTTATCATTTGTAACTACGAACTCCAGTGTAAATCTACCATCAGAAAGCTCTCCAAGATAGTGATTTACTAACTCTTCTAGCTCTTTTACTAAATTTTCTATCTTGTATGCAAGCAATCCATTTGTGCTAAATGCTTTCTTCAATACTTCAAGATTACTTGCAGTTTCATTTTCAAGATCAAGAACTTCTTGTAGTTCGAATAGCTCGGTTTGAAACTCTTCTGTTTGCTCGAGAATTACTTGGATTCTTGTGTTTCTTTTAGTGATTCGCTCATTTTCTCGTGCGATTCGTACCATCCGTTCCTTCGCATCCGATATTCTTTGCGAAATTCCGTCAGCGCGTGTCCGGAGCTCTGCAGGATCCAAGAGCTGTGACGGAAGACTTTCGTCAACACTTCTGAATAAATCTTCCCAGTCGCGCTGAACTTTTCGTGCAGATTCGAACTCTGCATTGTTTCGTTTAATTTCTGATATTCTTCGCTCAATTTCATTTTGTTTCTCTTGTGCTTCCGTGACTTTTTGAGTTTCTGCATCAATCAGTCCTTGTTTGAAGGAACTATCGACAGATTGCTCACAAGTCGGGCAATGATCTCCTAATTTGTTTAGTTTATATAAAATATTGTTCGACCCCGTTACGACCCCGCTAAGAGCCCCTAGCTCACTTTGTAGATCGTCATAGGATTCTTTTTCTACTATACTACATTCTCTAGCTGAATTAATATCAATCTTACTGAGCATACTTTTATAAGTATTATTCTGTGAGATTTTTTTATTTTTCTCAGAGATATTTTTAATTTCCATCGTAAGAGTGGCGAGTTCTTTCTCGTCATCTATCGTCTCAATAGAAATTTCAGACGTTGGTAGTATGGTTGTATCACTCAATTTGTTATCTCGCAACCATTTTTCTATCGTTGCAACTTTGGATTCGATTGAGTTAAGATTTAAAGAAGCTTTTCTTGCTTCTTCTTTGAATACTTCAAATAACTTTACATAGTGATCTAAGTGCAGTAGTTCGATAAGAAACTTCTTGCGGTTCGTATCCGTTGCAGTAAGAAACTGCAAACTGCTGTTTGTGTTTTGATATACCAACTGGGAGAACGTTTTGAAATCAATACCAATAATATCTTGGAGTGTCTTGTATGTATTGGTTGCTGTATGAGAGCTAATATCCTCTCCATTTTCGAGCAACTTAAGTTTAACACTTGATTTCCTATTGATAATAACTTCATACTTATTTTCGTCTTTTGTAAACTCTAAATGAATGCTGTAGCCATCATTTACGTATCTATTTGGTATATCGGATTTTTTAACTCCTTTGGAATTTTTGTTGTATAGGGCTTCTTCGATAATTAATGGTATAGAGGACTTGCCCATACCATTTGTTCCAATAAGCTGTGTAACAGTATTATCGCTTAGGTTAATTTCGTTTTCTGGCCCATAACTAAAACAATTACTCCATTTCAATTTTTGAAGCGTAATCATTAAATAATCCTACTATATCTTTAATTTTTGGATCAGATATTTCCAGTATGTAAGTAAGATACTCTGCGAGTTCTTCTTGTATAGTCATATCTTTATTCATTACTAGCGTGGCTTCTGTACTACGTTTTACCACTTTTTTATCTAGTAGTTCATTATTCTTTACATTTGCCAGCTCTTGTATATCTCCTTCGATCTCGTAGATTGTGTGGTGGTAGTCTGTAGGTATCATTTCACTTGCGTCTGATACTGTCTTACGAATAAGCTGGGGTAGCTCAAAAGCATCCCACATCCATGACCAATCTTGTGGATTAATTAAGAGATAACCAGTCTGTACCTCGTTTCTATGAAACGAAGTTGTCATAGGGCTGCCTGGGTACACGATATTACGTTGAGTATTGCTATGAGCATGAAGATCGCCTGCAAACACAACGGGAAAGTCCTCAAATCTGTCTAAGTCCACCTCTGGCTTGACGTGTGGAGGAATCTCACCGCGAACGTGTGTAAACAATGGTTTCTCCGGATCAAATAATTCAATGGCGTTTTTTCGATGCAAATCGGCATAGGGTAAAACGCCAAACCCAAAATCGTTATCGTAATAGGACATATCCACTACTTTTACTAGTGGATTGATATCTCGTGTTACTTGTTTTAGCTGTGTAAAGAATGTTTTGTTTTTCTTTGTAGCTTCGTGATTACCGTCGTAAATGAGTGTTGGAATCTGTACCTTACGAATAAACGTAAAGTACAGCTCCAACTCTTCCATACTCGGCAGACGGTCAAACAGGTCGCCACCAATAATGTGCATATTACATTGTTTTTCAAGAGTATGTACTTGCTCAAAAAACATATGGTAGCGATTTGTTGCCCACTCACGTGGTACGTTTTTCTGACCTAACTTAATATGCCAGTCTGCCGTAAATAGAATCATGACAAATTGAACTCATCTTCTAGTGTTTCGTCGATATCACCGGCTGCATCTTCACGAATCTCATCGAGAAGAGCACGCTGTGCATCAGGTGTTGGGCGGGGCATTACGTCGTCCATAGACTTCAGATCTGCAATTGCAGACATTTCGCTCTCAGTCAAGGGTCGAGGCTTGCACTTTAAGACTTGTAACTGATACTCTACATTATAGGGCAGAGGGCCAGTCTTTACTCGCTTAAACTTAATGTCCCAGCCAGTCTCGGGATCAGTAGGATCACCAAGATCCTCTGCCGCAGTGAGAATAGCTTCGAAGAGCTTCTTCTTGAGATTGATGATTTTTACTTCACCGTTATCAAGACACTGCATAGCGTAACTCCAGCCACACTTGAGATCGGGATAATACTCGCGCACCCAATCTTTTTCTTTGTTGTTAAATCGCTCTTCGTCGCGATCAAAAGACAGGCACTCAAAAGGAATCTGCTTGCCGTTTTTTCCTTCGAGCCAGTAAACGTAGCGAGCAAGAAGATCGCCTACAAGACGCACTTCGTTGTCTCCGTCTCTGTATGAGTATGAATTCATTGACGCTTTTTTAGCGCCGCCTGCTGATTTGTTAAATGATAATGCCATTAGTGTAATTTCCTTTTATCTGGGACTTCTTCGTAAAGAAAATGAATTTCACCATCTTGAATACGAAGTAGACTATTTTCTTCATAAAGCTCTTCCGCAAACTCTACGAGTCTTTGGTCGAGTGACGTTTTACCAGTTGCATAATACTCCGAAATCGGACGTATAGAAGCCAGCGCAAGATACTGGGAAATCTCACGATAGCTGTATTTATATGACTCGAACACAAGCTGTTCAGGATTAACGAGGAAAGAATTCCCCGCAAACGAGAGGTCTACGTATTTGTAGATTTTGTCGTACTTGTTTGTAGGAATCTCCTTCATAACAAGCATTTTAAAAATACTGTAGACAAGAATTGGAGAACCCTCTGCCGTATCTACAATCTTTTTCCAGTCATATAAAAACATATTATACTCTACTTTGAAGCAAATGTCAAGAACTAAATTTCTATGCTCAGAGCTGTTGAATGGAGTAGCCTTGCTTCATATAATACCCCATTCTGTTTGAAGCCTGTCTTTGAGCAGTTTTTCCTTTAAGATGTATATCAATAACTACCGGATCTCTTTTATTATCGTGTTTACGAACAACCCTGCCGATGAGCTGCGTAAGAAGTGGTTCATTATTGATAGGGGTAGCGAGAATAAGACAACTAAGCGTATTGACAGATATACCTTCCGAAAAAATCGCTTGAGTGCCGTATAAAATGTTTTTGCTACCGTGTAAAATTTCGTTAATAAGCGTTTCTCTGTCCTCATGTGCTACCTCCCCCGTAACACATATGGAATTCTCACCAGTCAGTTCGGCGCAGCTCTTCAAAAAGTGAACTCGATCGGACACAACAAGCACTTTATGGCCTTTTGCTGCATATGCAGATGCCAACATTGCTACAGAGTGTCGATATTCGTCATTATTTGCAATTGCATTGACTCGTTTAGCCCAAGGAATATTTGCGCCGTCAGGAAAA